ATATAGGTTCGTCGCACCCACCCTGCGACCATGCGACGTATCATGGTTCGTCGCACCCTTTATTCATCCTTTCTTCTGATGTATCTTTTACCATCTTCTCCATAATAAGCTTCAAAATTTTCAGCTAAATCTTCATTCCTTTTTTTACCTTTTCCTAGCCATCCAAGTAATGTTTTTGAAGCTGTATTTAACTTTTCTGCAAGCTCTTCTGCAGGTACTTCTCTACCTTCTATTTCAATATTTGAAAACTGTATTTCAAATTCATTTACTTTTTTCTTTTTATTTTTTTCAACCAGTTCATGTCTTTTTTCTTGAGCCTTTTGCCATTGAGGTTTGACATCATCAGGATCAATATCTTGAAGGACTCCGTCTTGATCAACGACATGTACTGGATATTCAAAATAAAGATTAACTGGTGGAAACTTAGAGAATTCTCTCAATGTTCCTTCAATTCTCCACGCTGTAATTGATGTAGCTTTGTCCCTTGCCTCATTTACAAGCATGTCCAGTTCCTTGTAGTAATCATGGCCAAATTTGCTTTTACAGAAATCAATCATGATACTTTGAGAAAGAACATCATCTTGTGAAAGTTCATTTAACAGTTCAGGTTTGTTTGCTCTTAGATAGTCAACACAACATTTACAAGCACTCATATTTCTCAACTGTTTGTAATGTGCTTCATTTAGATCCAATTCAATCAAGTCAAGCAATGCATCTGGATCACGTGCAAATACTCCTGAACCACTGGCACGGTCCATACTTCTTTTCCCACCTTGTGAACCTTTTGAATGGTGGTGGCAGTAAATAACGGATGTACCTAATTCATTACAGATCTTGTCAAACTGGTTACAGAAGTTGGCCATCTGGTCCGCACTGTTTTCATCACCCGTAATAACTTTATAGATTGGATCTATGACTACAGCTATGTAGTCTTTCTTAGATGCCCTTCTAATCAATTTAGGAGCGAGTTTATCCATAGGAATAGATTTACCCCTTAAATTCCAAATATCGATATTAGTAAGGTTATTTGGCTTAATACCGAGTGCATTATAAACATCCTTGAACCTGTGCAAGCATGATGGTCTATCAAGCTCCAAATTGACATATAATGTTTTTCCTTGTGCGCATTGCCAGTTCAACCACTTCTTTCCTTCAGCAATGGCAATACATAATTCTATAAGCGTAAATGATTTACCTGCTTTAGATGGCCCAGCAACCAGCATCTTATGACCTTGCCTCAATATTCCTTCAATAAGAGGTGGAGCTAACTGTGGTAAATTATTCCAACATTCAACTAAAGATTCAGGTTCAGGCAAATCATCATTGATACTTTCAATCCATTCGTACCATTCATCCCATGACTCCTTACCAATATTGGTGTCAACCAAGAATTGTTTTTTACCATTTCTGATAACCCCTGGCATCCTTGATAAACGTGAGGGATTTCTATTTTGTGTATCTACATCAAGACCATTCTTTTTACAGATGTTGTAAAGATAATCAACACGCTTACGATATTCTCTCATATCATTTGCTTCAATTCTTACGATTGCATGAAGGCTTTTACCTCCTGAATGAACCAAACATGCTATCGGCAATTCCAATTCTCTCAATACTGCATTCTGTTCAGCTATTGGCATTGAGTCACTTTCTACAAGAGCATACTTAAAATCCGTTACATTTGAGTTCTTACAGCCTTTTCCGTCTAATGGGTTAAATCGTATCCATGTACCCGCTTCTTTGTTGTAATCGCCTAAAACAGCCCCAATATCGCCATCACACTTATTTAACTGTTGTATGAGCTTTCCTGCAGTCCTGTCCCAACATCCCTGAGTAGGTAAATGCTTTTCATCTTTAAGCCATGTCTTTGTAACATAACCAACATTTTCAGTAGAGTCAAACAGGATTTCCAAATAAGTAATAAGTTCATTGACTGGATTCCAATTAGTAGGCTCTCTTACTTCTCTACCTTCTATCCAGTTCTTATCGATAATGACCTGTTCGTCTTTTTCAATAACATCATCCCAATCAAGTTCATGGTCACTTTCTTGGTTTATCATTGGTGGAACCCATCCCTGATTTCTAGCATACTGAACTATGGTTCCACCCGTTACACCAGAACCAGTAAAAGAATCCCATTTTCTGTAACATTCGTTTTTATGGTATCTTTTGGAATCACGCTGACTCCATGAATCCCAGTCACTAGCGGTATATCCTTCAAATTTAAGTGCCATTCCAACACAGCACCATTCCTGATAATCAAGAAGAGAAGGATCAATATTATTCAGTATTTCTAATAAATCAGTTGTATACTCCACTTTTAATCTCCTTCTTTATATGTTGCAGGATCTATTCCATTAGGAACTCTCCACCCTGAAGCAGCTATTCTATTAATTAATTTTCTAGCCGATTCAAAAGACCATGTTCCAACTTGTTTGAATCCTTTGTTTTCTAACAGCCTAATTTGTTTAGGTGTAGCCAATCCTTCTTCTTGTCTTTTATGCAATCTGTCTAACAGCAAAGTTGCTTTTCCAGCATTGTCGACACTGTCAGGATAGATTCCATATTTTTCTAATGCCTTTATTTGTTTTTCACTTGCTGGCGCCATTTCCCATCCAAATGATGGCGTATAACTTTGTAAATCTTGGTCCATGATGCTCATTTCAAATTGCAATGGATCAACAAGCTTTCTTTTGCGTTTTCTCATTTCAGCAAGCTGTTTAGCAAGTGATTCTTCTCTTTGAGCAATGACATCACTTTGAGCTTCTTTTTCAGCATCTTCTATATCTATTGCTTCAAGCACATCTTCAGGAAGTGATGCACTTGCTTTATCTTCTAAATTCTTTGTCATCTGTTTGGCCACTTCATCGTTTTCACAAATCAAGTTGGCTGGATGACATAATTCATGGCGTTCCGTATGCCATAAAAAATCAAGTAGTAACAGATGGTCCTTGCCTTCACGTAGACGAGTACCACGACCGACCATTTGTGAGTATAAACTTCTCACTTTCGTTGGTCGCAAAACGATAATACAGTCAACACTAGGACAATCCCATCCTTCGGTTAACAGCATTGAATTACATAAGACGTTATATTTGTCATTTTCAAAATCTTTTAATATTTCCGCACGATCCTTACTGTCTCCATTGACTTCTGCAGCCTTAAAACCATTAGCATTTAAAATATCTCTGAACTTTTGAGAAGTTTTGACTAAAGGAAGAAAAACAACTGTCTTTCTATCTTTACAATACTTTTTCATTTCCTTTGCTATCTGTTCAAGATAAGGATCCAACGCAGTTCCTATATCACTTACCTTGAAGTCACCAGACTGAACTCCGACCCCGGACAAATCCATCTTTAGCGGTAACGTAAGTGCCTTTATAGGTGTTAGATACCCTTCTTTGATAGCTTTTGGAAGTGTGTACTGATAAGCCAGACTTTCAAAGAAGCTTCCTAGATTTCTCATATCTCCTCTATCAGGTGTAGCCGTTACACCTAATACTTTAGCGCTGTCAAAATATTCCAATACTCTTTGATAACCATCACTTAAACAATGATGTGCTTCATCAATAATGATCGTGTCAAAATAATCTTTTGGAAACTGTTCTAATCTCTTGGTTCTTTGTAATGTTTGTACCGAACCAACAACAATCCTGAACCAGCTTCCAATACATGTTTCTTTTGCTTTTTCCATAGCACATTTAAGTCCTGTTGACTTAGCAATCTTGTCACTTGCCTGTTCAAGCAGTTCCCCTCTATGTGCCATAATAAGAACTCTATCCCCAATTTTTACGCAGTCTTTGGCAACCTCAGCAAAGACGATTGTTTTTCCACAACCAGTAGGCAAAACAAGGAGAGTCTTTTGAACTCCCTTGTTCCATTCTTCAAATATAGAATCATGTGCCTCTTGTTGATAAGGTCTTAACTGCATTAGAATTGCCCTGGATTATAGTTAGGTGTTGCTTGTGGTGTAACTGGCATTTCATCTTTTGGATAGAATTTTTTAATTTCATTGTATTCATTGCCGTTGTAAATTTTTGTACCAATCTTACAGCGCCCTGTTGAACCAGGAACCATTGGCCAGTTCATCTTTAATGGTTCTCCTTTTTTCTTTTGTCCAATTCCTCTAAAGAAGGCACTTAAGATTCTTTCGACTTTTGAATGTAAAAATAATTTATGTTTGATGATGACTTCTTTACCGTTATAGTTGATAGCAATATCTACAGTTACCTGATTGCATGGTGGCATTTTTTCAGAACCATTAAATCTGGTTCTATCATATCCTTTAACTACAAAGTTATAATCATCAGGTGGTAAAATAATATATTCATCATCTTCTTCGATGACACCATCCCAATCTAATTCATGACCTTCCATCATTCCGTTATTCATCCCGTTGTTATATGCATCCATTTAATCATCCTCCTAAAACGCTCTGATATTTTCGTTAATAATTTTTAATACTTGTGGCCAAGCACCTATTAATACTCCATTGATAAAGTTTGGATCATAATTATCAATTGGTGTGTCTTCAGGATAATATCCTTTGAAGCTGACCGCTTTTCTAACTTCTTCTTCAGTTACAAGATTTTGATCCATTAAATCCCTCAATGGTTTTGGAATCATACTCTGTACAGTTTGTTGTACTGAAGCTGCATTTACAGTAGGTGCTGCTTCTTGAATTCCACCTGTTTGTAATTCCTTATCTACTTTGATTTCCTCAACTTTTGGTTCTTTTCGAGAAACTGGAGGAACAGTATTCATAACAGGTGTAGTGTTTACTACTGGTGCAGGTGCAACATTCTCATTTAATTGGTGAGCAAATAAATGAGCGATTGCTCCAAAATCAAGTGGCAGTTCTTCAGGTAATCCATCCCTATTCTTTGCGTCCCAGCAAGGGTGATGTGATGTATACATGACACGTTGACCACCTTGTGCCTTATGCTTTTTACCTTTATCATCTACAGCCACGCTGAATGTTTTGTAGTTTGCAAATAAGACCATGTCTGCCCATTCTTTAGTAAGTGGTGCAGTTTGTGCTGTTGTTTTCTTTCCAAGCTTTAATTCATAACGATCGTAAGCACCCATTTCATTAGGCTGTTCAAATTTACGAATAGTCGCATGAGCTGTTAAAAGGACATTGATATTGGCCACATCTACGACATCTTGGAGAAGATTAAGAAATCTTCCCCATTCTTCAGCAATATAGGTATAACCTGTACCATATCCAAATTCTTCTACACCTGATTTACCATGTTTTGCACAGATAGCTTCCGTACATAATCTTTCCGCCCAGTCGGCAGTATCGATAACTAGTGTTTTACAGTTTCTTTTTTGAATGACTGATTGAACTTCCGCAATCAGCATTTGCCAGCTCGTTGGCTTTGGTAATCTTCTTACATCATATTTTTTAGTAGATCCTTCAGTATCAATAAATAAAGGATCTGGAAATTTCATTGCAAAAGTTGTTTTACCAATTCCTTCAGGACCATAGAAAACAACTTTTTGTGCTCCGTTTATTACTCCTTCAGTAATTTCAAAATCCATTAGAATTCACCTGCTTTCCATGTTGGTTGAGGATTTATTGGTTGAAGTCCAGTTTCTTTAACATAGCCATCTTCAATGATCACTGAACATTCATCACCAGTAGATACTCTTGTTGCAATAGCTTGCAGTCCTTCTTGTTCAAGCCATGCATTGAACTCTGTTAGAGTTCTTAGATCCATTTGTTCTAGCTTGTCTAATAAGACAAAACCGCAATCAGGATTTAATTTACGAACGATAGCAGTAGAAACTCTTAATTGGTCACTTCCGCTCATGCTGTCCCATTTTTTCCCTTTGTAAGTCAATTCATTATCTTCAATACTTAATTCAGGCAATGGTAAATCCGCATTGTTCAATAAGTCATATTTTTGTTTACGTACATCTTCAATTTGATTTGTAAGGTTGTCATATTGTGACTTATAGCCTTTTGCTTCTTCTTCAGCTTTTTCCTTATCAAGATTTGCTCTAACCTTGCGATTTGTTTCTTCAATTTCAGCTAGGTTCTTTTCTAGTTCATCAGTTGATTGATCCAATAAATCTAAAGCATCTGTTTTGGCCACGCTTAAATCATATGTAGCCTTGTTCAATTCCTCTTTCTTTTGATTTAGCATTTGTTCATAGCGTGCTACTTCATCCGTTAAGGTTTTGACCTGATACTCATATTGAGTGACCTTTTCTCTTTTTCTTTGGTTCTCACCATTTTGAGCAAGAATAGCCTGTTGCTGATTGATTAAATCTTGAGGACTTACCAAATCCTTAGGTGCATCTTCAAAGAACGGTTGTTCCTTAGCAAACTTAGCTTTTTGATCAGCAATACGACCTACTGTCAATCTTTCCTGATAAAGCTCATTTTCTTGTTTTTGATAAACAGCTAATTGATCTCCAACTCCGATGATATTTAAAAGAACTTCCGCCTTTTCCTTGTTTGTCTTGTTCATGAATTTTGGTAAATCCAACGCAAGCTGTTCAATAAAAGAATTCAACAAGTTTTGTCCTGCTTTCTTACCGCTAGGATCAGTAACTTTTAAAGAACTGTTCTTTCCTTTTCTTTCAACGATAATTCCATTGCTTAATGTAACTTTTAAAACTGGTGGAATAGTTGAGCCTTCTCTTGCAGCGTTGCTGGGCTTGTTTTTATCTCCACCTAAAGCCCATGCGATACTGTCAAGTACCGAAGTCTTACCTTGGTTATTGTCCCCACCAATAATAGTCAATCCATTTTGTGTTGGATCAATCTTAACTGCTTTGATTCTTTTAACGTTTTCTAACTCCAATGCATTAATCTTCACTGACATCTTTACTTTCCCCTTTGTCTCTTTCTTCAATTTTATTTTCAATAAGTTTTATTAATGTACCCGTACATTTTTCGAACTCATTTATTGCTGATTCATAAATATCCTTTACTTGTTTTTCTGAAATACCGTATGCTTCACTTAAGAAATCACTTCCGCTAATTCCTAATCCTGCATCCATTTCAATAATAAGATTGCCATCTTCATCATAGTGAGCTGTTGAAAGCAATCTGATAACGTTTAATTTAGGCTTTCCTTCAGGTTCAAAATTTAAATCTTTTCCACTGATTTTTACTACTTCAATATCTTTTGCACCCGCATCTTTAGCGGCTTGAATAATACTTTCTAGAAATTTATCCATTTTTATTTCTCCCTTTTGATGTATATTTCTACTTGATATCTTTCTTGTTTTGGATATTCACTAAAGATATCAATTTTGTTTCCTTTGATAGCTCCTCCGCAGTCTTGAGCTAGATATTCTTTTCCATCTATCAAAACTGTAGAACCATAAGGAATGATTGAAGGATCTACCGCAATGGTTTTACCTTCTTGTGCAATTACACCTGTAGAAGTTAAACTTCCATAGATGTCTTCTCCTGGCCAATAATACGTTATGGTAAACTGGCCAAGTGCTTTTCATTTAGAAAGTTCATCAACTTGTTCTTGTAGTTGATTTCTTTCTACCTGGATACATTCATACATAGCTTTGTACTGAACATATTCACTTAATTGGTTTTGAGTTTCTTTCAACTCTTGCTTATATAACTCCATTTGTTTGCTTTGTTCTTCATAAGCTGCTTGTGTTGATTTTGCTTGAGCATAACCAGTACCACTAAGAATCAAACCGAAGACACAAAGTCCAAACAATGTGACCTGAGCTTTTTTAGTCAATCTCATATTTGCAATTCCTCCCGAATTTGTTTATAATTTATGTGCTATGTTGTGTGTCCTTTTTTCAAGGGCACTTTTTTCATTTAAAGAATTAAGCAACGCAATAATCAATTGCTCACTAGGACTTCTACTAAACTTGTTCATGTAGTCCTCGAATGCTTTTCTTGGAATGTGTACGTTTCTTCTTTTGTTAGCTATCGCAACACTTCCTGGAAAGCATCCTTGTTGAATTGCATTGATAATGAATTCTCTACTCTTATGAGTAATCTTCATAACTTCTTCAACTGAAATGTTATTTTCATCCATGAGCTATCCCTCCTTTCTATGAAAAAGCCAATTCACTTATTTCATCTGACAACTCAGCAAATTCAACACTTGAAATCAAGTCCAGCATACAACCCATTTCTATAAATGCACTTAATCTTGCATATTGCCTTGAAATATGCGATAGTGCCGTTTTGAATTCAGCTAACTTTGAAGAATAATCTTCTGGTAAACACTCTTCATAATCTTTTTTTGCTTGTTTTTTACGTTCAACAAGTTCCTTCAAAAATTTCTTTTCATTTTTGATTTTGAATTTGAAAATATCAATTTGATCTTTTTGGTTCATAATTTTTTCTCCTTTCTATAACGTGTTTGATAAAGCAACAATAACAACCGCTATTTCCGATTGCTTTCTTGTTTTAGCTTGTGGGGTTACGTTTTTCCAGCCCGCTATTCTGTCTATAGCTTTTCTTAAAACAGCCCAAGTAATTGGATATCTTTGTTCAATATTTTCCATTTCTTTTTCTCCTTCCTACTACTGACCATCAAGGAACCAACCTCTATTACAAAATGAAAGCTTCACGTATTGTATTAAAAAGAAATTTGTTATTAAGTTGGTGTTTCTATGATCAATTAATTTTAGGAATCTAATAAAATAGGCTTTATTAGAGATTGATTCCTGGATGATCAGTAATTTATTTAATTGTTTTAACTAGTTTTTAAAATTATGTTAGAATTATTAATGATACCTTCTTACCTGATAGGAGCCTGCCATTTTACTCCATATGCAAGGAGGTGATAGAATGCCTAAACGTGCTAATGTGAAAGTAGTAAGCGAATCAAATACTGGTTTAAACAACCGTGTATCTATCAACGGCCAAACTTATACTAATAACCAAGCGTACAGAATGGCTGTTAAAGGTGATGTTCCTGGATATCACGGTGTAAATAACAATGGTACTAAATTCATTCGTAGCAATCCTGATAACAACAAAAACAACAATTTAGGTTAACGAACTAAAACAGTTTATTTCCATTTTTAATGACAGGTTCCTATCAGATAAGAAAGTCAATTCTAACTAGTTTTATCTAGTGATATTTAATTGTTTTCGACATCTTTCATCTCTTTCTTTATAATTAAGTTATCAGTGCTCCCCAGTATTGAAATCTAATTAGAAAGTGAGGTGAAAATAATGCGTTTAAATAATGAATGTGTACGTGACTTACTTTTAGCTATTGAAGAAAATGTAGGTCTTAAAGAATACATGTCCATTGATAGTCTTCAATTAAAAAGCTATTCTCAAGATGATTTGCAATATACCGCATTAAAATTAGAAGAAGCTGGATATATAAATGCAAAAGTTTCAAAATATCTTGATGGCTCAATGGATATTTACATTTTTTCCTTAACTTGGAACGGTCATAAATTTTTAGATAACATCCGTGATAATAATGTTTGGAGTAAAACTAAAGGAATTGTTTCTAAATTTGCATCCGTTTCCCTTGATGTGCTTGAAAAAGTAGCAGCACAAGTAATCACCAACATGATTTCTCAACAAATTGGACAGTAGTTTCTACTGTTCTTTTGTTTTGACATCACCGAAAAATGATAATGTAATTTTTGAAATGCAATCGATTGATTTCTCAATTTTTAAATTAAGTATTTTTTTAATTTCAACACCATCAACAAATAAACGATACTTATCATTATCGATTTCAACTTGAACATTATTAATTTCTTCCATCCTATGCCTCCTTGTTATTATCGTAACTGCGTTAATAACTTCTTATTGTTCTACATTATTTTGATATCCTGACTTATATCTGCTTTATTTAATGGAATGTCTAAACTTACAACAAACATTCCATTTTTTCTGTGTATAGACATATCAAGAACAAACTGTGTAATGTCCATACCGTTTAGAAATACTTTTGTTTGCTGTTCATCAGCTTTAATAACAACGCTACTTTCCATTCAGCATCTCCTTTCTTATATTTTATTTAAGGTTGCTTTTAATTCAACTTTTTATTTAAAAAAATAATATCTCTTTCGTGCTTTGTTAATTTCAAAGCATGTGTTAATCCTACAATCTCTGAAGCCGTGAATTCACCCAAACCATTTAACCTATTGTATAAAGTTTCCCTTGAAATATAAGATTTTTTTGCAATAGCAGTCATAGTCATTCCACTATCTTCAATTTTTTGTTTCAATTTCTTTATATCTGTCATTTTTTCCTCCTTTCAAAAGTTGCATAACATTCAACCCACACATAATATAACACAAGGTTGAATTTGTGTCAACCTTGCACGCAAAAATGTTGAATAATTTTACAACTTATGATATTTTATAAATGAAGAAAGAAAATGAGGTGATAAAAAATGCTTGAGTTGTATAGAAATATAAAGAAACAACGTCAACAATTAAATTTAACACAAACTGAATTAGCTCAAAAATTAGGCTATGCCGATAAAAGTATGATAGCAAAAATTGAAAAAGGACAAGTTGATTTGCCACAATCAAAAATAATAGCATTTGCTGATGCATTAGAAACAACTCCTGGTTTATTAATGGGATGGAGTGAACCAAATGCACAAAATGATATAACTGATAATGCAGATAATCTTTATAAAATAGATAAAGTCAAATTACCATTATTAGGAACTATAGCTTGTGGAGAACCAATATACGCTGATGAAGATAGAGAAAGCTATATTATGGTTGGTACTGATATGAAGGCTGACTTTTGTTTAAAGTGTCAAGGAGATTCAATGATCAACGCAAGAATTTATGATGGAGATATAGTTTTTGTTAGAAAACAAGATATTGTAAACAATGGAGAAATTGCAGTTGTAATAATTGATGATGAAGCTACATTAAAACGTTTTTATTATTATAAAGAACAAAACCTTGTTATCTTAAAACCTGAAAATCCAAAATATGAAGATATTGTTTTATCAGGTGATAGATTAAACGAAGTGAAAGTGCTTGGAAAGGCTATTGCTTTTCAAAGTGATGTTATTTAAAAATGGATCTATCCAATAAAGAAAATAGAATTCTAATGTTCTTTATAACGTTTTTTACAGGATGCTTCGGAGTACATTGTTTTATACAAAGAAACTATAAAAAAGGCGTGTTCTATTTATTTACATTTGGTGGTTTCTTTGTTTGCTGGCTATACGATATATTCAAATCTTTTTTTGATATTTTTAAAGATGAAAAATTCAGCAAAACTACATCAGTTCCAACTATTACACCAATTAATAAAAAAATAGAAAGTAGCATTCCTAACAAGATTATTCAAAACGACAACCAACCAAAATCAATACACCAAGATTATAAAAACTTATATCGAAAAGTTGTATTTTTGCATAATTGCAACGGTAGTCCTATTAGAGACAATGACAAATATCCTCGTTATCTTTTTTATGATTTCAAAATAACTAATCCTAGTGTTTTTCATAAAAAACTCGTTACACAAGGATATCTAGAACCTGGTTTTTTAGATGACACACTTAGAAAATTAAGAATTGTCGATTTGAAAGAAATTTTACATTCTTTTAATTTACCTGTTTCAGGAAATAAAAATGATTTAATATCAAGATTGAAAGAGAATGTTCCAGAAGATAGCCTAAAGTTTTTAATCAATGAAAAATCAGTTTTGGTCCTAACTGAAAAAGGAGAAAAATTGGTAAAGGAAAATCAAGATTTAATAGATCATCATTCTTACGGACTTCATTGGCAAATCCCACTGGATGAATATATCGAAGTGAAAAACACTTTGCCTTTTAAAGGAAGTTTCTTTGCTGTTGCATGGGGAATTTTAGATAAGAGAAAACTTGACAATTATTGCGACAAAGAATTCGAAGCTTTATCATCTACGATTTATTTTATGTCTGAGTTGCTTGGAAAAGAGAAAAAATACAAGCAGTCTTTACAATTCTTATTAGCCGTATTTTATTTAGATACAAGCGGAGTTTTTTCATTAACTTATGGTAAAGAGTTTTTTAAATCTAGAGATAAAAAAGAATTAGAAAAAATGTGTAATATAATATTCACATTTGCTCCAGGAATAATAGAACAAATTGTTCATTATCAAAAATTCTTTGAACCAGGAATGATAGATGAAGTTTATGCTTGTTATCCTTTACCAATAAATTATTGTAATAAACAACTATTTGAATCAATGATTAATGAATTATATTACAATGATTTCTTTGATGAAGAAAAATACTTCAATATTCTAAAAAATAAATTTTTAAAATCAATCTAACCATAACAAAAAAAGGAGATGTATCTATGAACGTTTTAGAAAAAATGGTAAAAAATAAACGTTTACCTGTATTATTTATCGGCTCTGGTATTCCTAAACGTTATTTAAAAAACTTTCCAAGTTGGGATGAACTTTTAAATGAATCATTTTCAAAAGTAAATAGTGATCCATTTTATATTGGCAGATATAAAGAAAAATTCAAACGCGAAGGTTTATCAAATTTCAATCAATATAAAGAATTAGGCACTATTATCGAAAGTGATTTCAACGAAGCATTTTATAATAGAGAAATTTCATTTGGTAAAACAAAAAATCCAAGTTGGGCAAAAAGAGGAATTTCCCCATACAAAATGTATATAAGACATAGACTTAAAAATTTAAGACTAAATAATACTTCATCTATTATAAAAAAAGAACTTCAAGAAATGGCATTATTAAAAAACAAAGTATCTGCAGTTATAACTACAAACTATGATAATTTTATTGAAAAGTATATTCTAGATGAACATTATACAGTTTTTACAAGACAACATGAAATGTTTTCTAAAGATTCTTATAATGTTTCAGAATTATATAAAATCCATGGTTCTATCAATGATGCCAGCACTATAATCATTACAAAAGATGATTATGCTCAATTTAATGAAAGTAGAAAATTATTTATTGCAAAGATGTTAACTTTATTCACAGAATCTCCAATCATTTTCTTAGGATATTCATTCACAGATGAAAACATAAGACAAATTGTTGTTGATTTTCTTAACTGTTTAACTCCTGAACAACTTAATACAATTAGTGATAATTTTATATTTATTACATACAAAAAAGGCGAAAAAAATCTAGAAGAAATTAAAAGAACTATTGTTACTGAAAAAGGTGAAAATATCCCTATCACTGAAATAGCTACTGATAACTTTTTAAAAGTATATCAAACAATAAATCAATTAGTTCCTGGTATGACACCAAAAAATATAAGAGACACTCAAAGATTGGTAAAAAGAATTGTTAACAATACAATCATCAGTGGTGATCCATCCAATGTGATTTTCGGTATTGATGAAATTCCAGATGATATTTCAGATAAAAATATTGCTATTGCTATCGGTAACAAAGAAGATATGATAAATCAATATGGATACAGTCTCGTTAAAGATGAAGAAATTCTAGAAGACATTATATTCAATAATAAAAAATTTGATGCAAAAAATATGTGTAAAGAAAGATTTAAATCACTTTATTTGAATAGATTGATGCCTGTGTATAAATACATAAAGAAATCTAAAATTGATATAAGTGAAGTACCTAAATTAGAAGACTACGTTAACAATCATAACGAAGTAGATAAAATTATTACTCCAGCATATAAAAAGAAACATTTAAAAAGTGCTCCAACATTTAATAATATTATTGAAGTAAAAAAGTATATGCAAGAGAATAATGAT